GGAAACTGTTGCCGATATTCAAGTCGGTGATGTGAACCCAAAAGCCATCCAGTAGGAAGCCTAAACCGTTTATTGGTGCAGTTGTCAATAGCAACTCAGATTCCAATGAGCGAATGGGTAGATGGATCGGATGTATTAACAGCGTTAGAGATATTGGAGGATAGACACAAATGACACAACCTTCAATAGTCTATGATCGAAAAGAATTAGCATCTTTTGCCAAAGTTGTTAGAAATATGGGCGAAACTGCTAAACAGGAAACTGCTAAGCGTGTTGGTGCTATTGCTCAGAGAGAATTAGACGAAATTCGCAGAATTGCATCATCAAGAGGTAAAGTTGCAGATCGTATTGCTCAAGGCGGTAAAGTAGTTAAAACATCTGTTTTAGGTGAAATCAAATTTGGTTTTGCTGGTCAAAAGTTTTCAGGCGGAGCAACAACTCAGTTTAATACACGAAACGATCCACCGGGTCAGCGTAAAGGTATTGGTGCAGCTACTGAGTTTGGATCTAAAAATTATCCGCAATTTCCTAGATGGTCTGGACCAATGTCTAAAGGTCCGGGTTCACGCGGTTGGTTTATTTATCCTACAATTAGACATTTACAGCCAACAATTATTAAAGAGTTTGAGGAAGTTATACTTGAGATCAAAAAGGAATTTGTAAATGGCAACTAATAGTAGAACCTTAACTCTTGCGTTAGCAGCTGATATTGATGGCTTACGCGATGGTCTAAAAAATGCTGAAAAGGTAGTAGATCAATCTGCTGAAAATATAAAAGAATTTGGTAAAAAAGCGGCACTTGCATTTGCAGCTGTTGGAGCAGCAGCCACAGCATTTGCAGTATCAGCAGTCAAGGCAGCAGCTGAGGATGAAAAGGCTCGCAAAAATTTAGAGCAAGTTATTAGATCAAGCACTCAGGCTACTGAGGATCAAATTAGATCTATTGACAAATTTATTACTGCTCAGTCAGTTGCTACTGCTACCACCGATGATGTTTTAAGGCCTGCATTTTCTAGGTTGATTCGATCAACTCAGGATGTTAAAAAGGCTCAAGATCTACTTACTCTAGCTCAGGAAATAAGTATTGCCACAGGTAAGCCTTTAGAGGCCGTTACAAACGCCTTAGGAAGGGCATACGATGGCTCAAATACAGCTTTGGGTAAGTTAGGTCTAGGAATCGATGCAGCCACCCTTAAAACCAAATCATTTGACGAAATCACAGCTCAATTAACACAAACCTATAATGGATTTATTGCCAATGAAGCAACCAATGCTGAGTTTAAGTTTAAGCAATTGTCTATCGCTGTTGATGAAACTAAAGAGCAAATCGGAGCAGCTTTATTACCTATTGTCAAAGAATTGGCAGATTATTTATTAGCCACAGCCGTTCCATTAATCCAAGCATTTGCTGCTGGATTTTCTGGTGAAGATGGCGTTACTGCTGGCATAACCGAAGCAACCGAAGGTGCGTTCAAATTTGGCGAACAAGTCAAATCAACACTTAAGTTTGTTATAAGCATAAAAGATGAGTTATTAGTATTAGGCGGAATTATTGCCACAGTATTTGTTGCCACAAAAATTGTTGCATTTGTTCAGGCAATCATGACTTTAGTTACCGCTATGAAAGCATTAAGAGCAGCTGCTGCTGGTGCAGCTATTGCAACTGCATTTGCTACTGGTGGAACTTCAGTTGGTGCTGCTGCTGCTGCTTTGACCGCTGTGGCTGCAACTTATGGATTATCACAATTGGCAGGTGGTGGAGATTTAGGCGGAGCAGCTGTTGGTAATTATGCTCAATCAGCCGGTGGATCAAACTTTACTTATGGCGCAGGTAATCCACAATATAACATCACAGTAAATGCAATCGATGGAGAAGGTGCTGCAAGAGCTGTTGCAAAAGTAGTTAATCAATCAGCTGCTCGAAGCGTGCCATTATTTACTGGTAATGGTATTAGGCTTCAATGAGTGCTTTTACACCGGACTGGAAATTAACTGTCGGTGGGGTTGATTATACTGACATAGCAATAAGCGACATTCAGCACGAAGCAGGTCGCACAGATATTTATCAACAGCCATCACCATCATATTGCACAATTACTTTAATTGCATTAAATAATCAAACTTTACCTTTTGATATAAATGATAATTTAGATTTACAAATTAAAGACTCAACTGGATCTTATGTAACTTTATTTGGTGGCGATATTACAGATGTTACTGTTGAGATAGGTGCTACCGGATCAGCAGCCACAGTTGTTCAATACACGCTTATTGCAATGGGATCACTTGCAAGATTAGCCAAAGAGATTTGGAACGATAACATTTCTCAGGCTGAGGATGGCGATCAAATCTATACAGTTTTGTCTAGCGTATTGCTTGGCACATGGGCTCAAGTTCCAGCAGCTACAACATGGGCAACTTATGAAGCAACTACACAATGGCAAGATGCAGAAAATCTAGGCTTAGGCGATATTGACCAACCCGGACTTTACACAATGAGCGCTCAATCTAATACAGTCGATACGATTTACAATGTCGTATCAGATATCGCTAACTCTGCATTTGGTTATGTTTATGAGGAATCTAACGGAAATATAAGTTATGCAGATGCCGACCATAGGCAGAATTATTTGCTTACCAATGGCTATACAGATCTAGATGCTGGTCATGCTTTAGGCGCTGGATTATCTACTGTTATGAGGTCAGCCGATGTTCGAAATGACATCTATCTAAATTATGGCAATAACTACAATCAACAAGTTACAGCTAGTGATGCTACATCTATTACCACCTATGGCTACAAAGCCGAAACTATCAATTCAAGGGTTAATGGCTCAGTAGATGCTCAATTAATCGCTGATAGGTATATTGACCAAAGAGCCTTCCCACAACCAGCATTTCAATCTATTACATTTCCAATGACTAACTCAGAAATTGACAATGCAGATCGCGATGCTTTGCTTGGCATATTTATGGGAATGCCAGTCAATATTCAAAACCTACCAAATCAAATATCTAGTGGTCAGTTTGAGGGTTATGTTGAGGGCTGGTCATGGAGCACTAGATTCAATGAATTATTTTTGACCATCAATGTATCGCCAACAGCTTTCAGCCAAGTAGCGATGCGATGGAATACTGTGCCGGTCAATGAGGCATGGAACACGATAGACCCAACATTACAATGGGAATACGCTACAATAGTAGCCTGAGTATAGGAGAATAATGGCAAATCCAACCACCAATTACGCGTTTGCAATGCCTACGAACACGGACTTAGTAAAAGACTTACCTGCCGATTTTGAAATTTTTGGTCAAGCAGTTGATACGCAAATGAAAACAAATGCAGATGCAGCAATTGCTAAAACTATTGTTGATGCTAAAGGCGATTTAATTGTCGCAAGCGGAGCAGATGCAGTTGCTAGATTGGCAGTTGGAACTAACGACCATGTTTTAACAGCAGATTCAGCAGCAACTAATGGCGTTAAATGGGCTGCGTTACCGCCCTCTGGTGGAATGACTTTAATCAGCACTACCACATTATCTGGCACATCAGTATCTCTTTCATCAATAGCAGGAACTTATAAACATTTACTGGTGGTAGTCGCAAATATAACATCAAGTGCAAATTATTATTTTTATTGCAAATTTAACAATTCAAGTATTGCTGAATACAACTCTTGGGATATGGGTGCATCGACAGGAACTGTATCAACTTATCAGGCTGCTGATTTTCAATTTAATAGCAACACAGGAGCGGTTAATACTGGTGCAATCAATACAGCAAGTTTATGGATTTATGATTATGCATCAACTTCTCTAAGAAAAAATTTTGCTGCACATTTTGCTTACAGAACATCAGGCGCTGCAAGTCGCAGCGTATTAGGAACTGGAACAATTAATACAACATCTGCAATAAATGAGTTAGTTTTTAATTTGGGTGGATCTACCACATTTAGCGGTGGATCAGTTCTATTATACGGAGTATCATAAAATGGCAAATAAACCACAGGTAAAAATTGTAAATGTTGAAACTGGCGAGGAAATTGTCAGAGATGCAGATGCCGATGAAATTGCTCAATTCAAAATTGATGCTGCTAATGAAGCAACAAGATTGGCTGATGCCGAAGCAAAAGAAACAGCACGCCAAGCAATTCTTAATCGATTAGGTTTAACTGCTGACGAAGCAAAATTGCTACTTGGCTAATGAAGCCGTATTTATCTAAAGCTGCTGACACTTTAAGAGATCAGATTAATCTTGCTTTTGTGGGTAGGAGCAGGAAATTTGATGGGTGGATCGGCGATAGTAAGCATGCAGCTAGAAAATCCGATCATAACCCACGACCTGACGGAGAAGTATGCGCGATTGACATTGACGCTGGCTTATCTGACGAACAAGGGATTAGTCATGCTTTGGCAGATCAACTTCGACTCACAGCAAAAAAAGATAAGCGTATATCTTACATAATTCACGCTGGTAAAATATGTTCAGCAAAGTCGCTTTGGCGTTGGGTCAAGTATCGTGGCATCAATCCACATCACAAACACATCCACATAAGTTTTAAGCCAAATCAAGATGGCAAGAAGTTCGACATCCCACTACTGAAAGGCAATTAATGAAACTATCTAAGAAACAACAAGCTGTGCTTAAGTCATACCTTCGTGGTGTATTAGTGTCATTCTTGACATTCTTGACAACAAACGAATTGGGATTAGATCCAGCATTATCAGTAATTATTGCCGCGCTCGCAGGTCCAGCAATTAGAGCTATCGATAAGTCAGATGCAGTTTATGGCAAAGGATCGAATGAATCATGAGTCCAAACGAATGGGTCGCATTTGGCGTTGGCGTTTGCAGTATCGCGACCGCTTTATTACTGGCTCTACGCTGGGTTATTAAAAGTTTTCTTAGTGAGCTTAAGCCCAACTCTGGCAGCAGTTTGGCAGACGCCATCCGCAGAATAGATCAACGCAGTTCTCGGTTAGAAGAGCGTGTTGATTCATTATTTGAAATCATTAATAGGCGATAATTTCTTTTATGGCGAACACACGAAAGCGAACCACACGAAAAAAAGTCAATCGTCGTCGAGTTCGCCACACTCCTGAACCATTAACCAAGTTAGATCAATGGTATATCGCAAAACATGAAATGTTTAGAGCTGCACGAAAGGCTGGATTTTCTGAGTCTGTTGCGCTTTATCTAATGGATAATCCTGAATCAATGCCTGACTGGATCGTAGGCGATCAAGGAATCATCCCAACTATTCCAACTCCAGACGAGGAAGAAGAATAAATTAAGCGTTACCTAGTGATCTCAGATTTACAGATTCCTTATCATCACGAAGTCGCAGTCAAGAATGTAATTAAGTTAGCAAAGAAGGAGCGGTTTGATAGTGTCCTTTGTGTTGGCGATGAAATCGATTTTCAAACTATTAGCCGATGGGCTGAAAAAACACCTTTGGCTTATCAACAAACTTTGGATGATGATCGTAGTGCTACTCAAGAAATCCTTTGGGCTCTCACAGAGCACAGCCGAGAAGCTCATATTATCCGCAGTAATCATACTGATCGCCTTTATAACACTTTATTAAAAGTTCCGGGCTTGATCAGCCTACCTGAGTTGCAATACGCCAAGTTTATGCAATTTGATGATTTAGGCATAACCTTCCACAAACAATTTTATGAGTTTGAAAAAGGCTGGATTTTGGCTCATGGCGATGAAGGCAACATGAATCCTAACGCTGGACAGACAGCCCTAAATCTTGCCAAAAAGGCAGGAAAGAGCGTGGTTTGTGGTCATACCCATAGGCTAGGTATGTCAGCCTACTCTGAGGGGCTCTACGGGGCTTATAGACCCCTTTATGGGCTAGAGGTGGGCAACCTTATGAACCGCGCCAAAGCATCTTACACAAAAGGCTTGGCTAATTGGCAAATGGGCATTGCTGTGCTGGAGTGGAATGGCAAGAATATGACCCCTACGCTGATCCCAATAAACAAAGATGGCAGCTTTACTTATAACAGGAAATCCTATGGGTCGTGAAACCGATTATCACACCCGCACGATTGATGACCATATCGATGATTTTGAGGATCTTAGCGTTATCTAATCGTTATAAACGACACGC